TAAGGTAACGACTACAGAATAAGAATTAATTTCCCATCTTGAAATTAAACACAATTAATACCATTTTTCTGCACAATTAATACCATTTTTCTGCATGACTTAATTACCGTTTTTTAGTAAGATACTTAATACAAGTTAAGGTTAACGACGATAAAGGAGGATAACCATGATTGATAATATTGATGTTGCTTATTGTATGGCGAAACTTGAGGATAAAATAAGGTGGCAATGGAATACCGCTAAAATTTACCTTGATTGTTGTGATGGGAGTGTTGAAGATCCGGCCTATGAAAGAAATATTGCCAGATGGTCAACTATGATTGATGCTTTTGAAGCAGCATTTGGGGTTGATTATCTTTAGAATTTAGAAATTCAAGGTAAGGTTATCGATGAAAGGGCAAACAATGAGACTCCGCAACATGAGCGCATACGTCACCGAGGAAAAGAACATCACCATTGAGCTTGCAAGCGGCGAGGTTCTGAACCTTGAAAACGCGCTTGTTCTTCACAGCTATTCTAGCCGCGTCGCCGTGTATTGCAATATGCGCGTTTATCTGCTCCCTCGCTATGATTACAGCGTCACCACGTGGAAGCACGTTCACGCGTTCATCCAAGATTATTGTAGTAGTTTCGTTTGGGACTGCAACGCGCGCGAAATGCGCAAGATAGCGGCGCTCGGCGTTGACGATGTTGAGAAGGAATACGCATTTGCGAAAGGCATCGTAGAGGGGGAACCCGTTGAAAATGTCAACTGCGAAGGTTGCGTGCTATTTGGAAACGGCGAATGTTCGCGTCTGTGCGCACTCACCCATCGAGTCGTTACTTGGTAAAGAGAGGAACGCAATCAAATAAGGTCTACATTTACGATGTGCGCTACTCGTCGCGAGGTTTACAACGAGTTTGTTAGTGAGGTTTTGGACAATTTTAGTGAAAGGTATTGATCATGGAAAAGCGAATTTTTGGGCGTCGTTACAATACTGAAACGGCAAAGTCGATCACTGAGGACGAATACTTTTCTCCGAGAGATATTTGGTCTATCCAGGAAGGCGTTTATCTTAAGAGAAACGGGGAGTATTTCTTCGCCGCCAAAGGCGGCGCTGGAACTAGGTATGCAAACGAGGAACACGGAAATTGCGTTATGGGTATGGTAATCGTGCCCCTCAGAAACTCCGAAGATGCAGCACTTATAACTAAAATCATCAAACGCGAGGCAGTGGATGAACGGTATGCACGATGGCCCGGTGTAAGGGATTTTGACAAGTATGACGGCATTGCGGATTTTTATTGGCGTGATTATTGTCATGAAGTTTATCCTGATGTCGATGTAAATACCTTTTATGTGTAGGAGGCATGCAATGACTATCCAAGACAAGACAGAGGCCTACTACATGGCCAAGTTCGAGGACTACATCAGGCAATGCAAGCATTTTTGCCATGATGCCGACAGGCTTGTGCCCGGTAAGCACGGGTATTGGGATACGTATTATCACCTGATATCGATTTTCGATGAATGGTTTGGCGTGGACTATTGGGGCGATGGATATGAAAGCATATGAACTGACCATCGAGGAGGCATGGCTTTACATGCCTAAACCTCTCAAATCTTTGATCAGGTTTCTGGGAATGTTGATGGGTGCAGTTGTCATAGTCTTGTGTGCGATTTAAGGAGACGTACTTGTTGGATATCTTGTGAAGATTTTATGAAAAGTTGAATTTTCCGAACACTCATATTCTCATGCCTGTTAAGATATTGAGCGTAGGATGTACCCCAAACAGAAAGGAATCTAGCAATGCAGAACGTTACCCGCACCATGACCGAATACGAGGTCACTGCGTATTCCGTGGGCGAATCCGACGGAGAGGTGGGCTTGAACGTCGTTGCGGAATGCACCGTCCGTTCCACCACAATGAACAAGGGGGAGGCCCGTGCGGCCCTGATGGAGGCCACGGGAATGGCCGTCCCCCGAGGATGCACGGTGGTCTGGAAGCCGGTAAAGAGCATGAAGTATGCCATGCCTATTGACAAGTTCTTGGCCGAAAGCGTCGTGATCGAGGAAAAGGAGATTAGTAATGACTGAGATTACTGACATTGTGGTTGCCGATGAGGTTTCCGAGATCGGCATTCGCGAATACGACGTCTCCGAACTTGTCGGAGGCGACAGCTTGAAAGCAGTCTGTTCGGTAAAAGCGGATGACCCTGCATCCAAGGCCATCATGTTCAACGCTGCCACGAACCCGGACTACAAGCTGAAATCCTGTATCAATAAAAAGATCAGGGTGAAAGACCTGTATGCGGAGACTATCGAATTGATGAACGAAGAAACAGGCGAGATCGTAAACGTCCCTAGAATAGTTCTCATCGATGATAAGGGCGCATCTTACGAGTGCGTGTCGGTGGGGATGTTCTCGGCCATCCGAAAACTCGTTGCCGTTTACGGTGAACCCACATGGGACCCGCCGCTCGAGGTGACGGTAAAGGAAAAGCCAGTTGGTAAGGGGTCGATGCTGACCCTGCAAATGTGACGTAATAAGGCGCGGTGGGAGGCCTCCATGTTAATGGAGGCTTCCTTATGGAGGTATGATGTATAATCGTGAAGACATGTTGTCCATGGCTGACAAGGACCTGTTGAGCGAGTTTCTGTACGTTTCGATGTGCAGGGTGTTGAATACGTCTGTGAGTTGTTGGACGGAATCGGTGCCACAGGGAGTCAGCGTGTTCGTTGCACACCCTGAAACAGGCAAATTCGAATATATGTTCACGAAGGATACAAAGTATCCCGTGAAGAGGGATGACATGGAAGATGTCATGCCGCTGTTGGATGCTTACGGGAACGTGAATGCTGGCGGGTTGGTTTATTACCTTAACTCGTGCATGGTTCCTGTCGTGTCGAAGCACAGGGCTTATCCGTATTGAGGAATGATGCATATGATCACGAAAAACGGAATATGTTATGATTTGTCGCGATCTCCGTATGTTTGTTCGGTGGCGAATTGGACTTACTATTTTTCAAGCCCTTCGCATATGAACAAGTTCAAAAGTAACATATCGTCCAACAGGGAGTGGCTGAACGATTCCATGAAGAGGCGTTTCAAATTCGATATGGACGTGGAACTGCTTGCCGACTTTAGCCTGTACAGGAAGATCGAGACGCGAGGGTTCCTGATAATCAACGAATCGACGGGGGTTGCGTACGAATGCGCAGAGAATATAGAATTTCGTGGAATGACAATCAATTAAGGAAGCTGAACTCTGCAGTCCGAAAGTACAACAACGCCCTTCGCAGGGCTGCGAAAGCCGACCCTCTTGCGCACATCTACCTTCCACAGGAAGTCTCGTACAAGGAACTGAAGTCGTCCATCACCACCGCACGTGCGTTGAAGAACACTGTGAACAGGTTGACAAGGGTGACGAGGCCCAAGGCCTTGGAGCCGGTGCAGCAGCAGGACGGCTCCATCGTCACCCGTTACGAGAGGCACGAGTACGCCGTGCTGCGAAGCGTGCGGGAGAGGAAAAAGAGCATGAGGGCCAAGGCAGAGGGAGTTGTTCAGCCAACGGCGGGTGCCGGAAATCTGAAGCAGGCTGCCCTTTCCAGGGACACACGCCCGGTGTCAACGTTGGGAGCCGGGGCGATAAGGCGTTTCATAGAGACGCAATCGCGTCAACTCAACATGAGCAACGAGGAACAGGTTAGACGTTACTATACCAATTACATGAAAGCCCTGTGGGGCGTTTTCGGAGGCTTTCCCGAGCATGATGCCGATATCGAACATATCGAGGAAATCATTCTGACGATGGCAAAGGACGATTGGAAGGCCCTCGTCAAGGCCATCGAGGATTCCCCGAGCATCTCGTACATCTACGGCCCGCAGGAAAGGGAAACAAAGATGAAGAAAATACTGGGTTACTGGACGAACGTTAGGTCCGTGTGATGGAGTACAAAGACATATGGGCCTTGACTTGGGACGGCGGATTATGGGATGGAAGCGAGGTTTGCAATGTGCCGACGTATGCGGCTGACTTCGAAACCACGGCAGATCCGGACGACTGCAGGGTATGGGCATGGGCTGCAAGCGAGGTCGGAGACGCCGAGAACGTGAGTTTCGGAAACGACATCGAATCGTTCGTTTCGTGGTGCAGGGCGGTGGAGGGTTCGAGGGTGTATTTCCATAACCTCAAGTTCGACGGAAAGTTCGTGCTGCACCACCTTCTGTCCAACGGGTGGACGTGGGTTGCAGGAAAGGACGATGCCAGACACAAGACGTTCACGACCCTTATAAGCGACATGGGTCAGTTCTACAGCATAAAGCTTTACTTCACTCCCGTGGCTGCAGTGGAGTTACTGGATTCCCTCAAGGTGATACCCCTTCCGGTCGCATCCATTCCAAAGGCGTTCGGCCTGTCAATCGAGAAATTGGACATAGACTATCTGGAAGCCCGGGAACCGGGACACGTCCTGACCGACAGGGAAAGGGCATACGTAGCCAACGACGTGAAGATAGTGGCTTTGGCCTTGCAGGAAATGTACGAAAGGGACATGAAGCGCATAACCGCAGGTTCGAACGCGTTCCACCATTACGTGAAGTCGATAGGTGGGAAGAAGCGGTTCCGGGACTGGTACCCCGAGCCTGACTACGACCTCGATCTGAGGAAGGGAGGATGCTACAAGGGAGGGTTCGTGATGGCGAATCCAGAGTTCGCGGGAAAGATCGTCGGCCCAGGCCTGTCTTTCGACGTGAACTCGCTGTATCCTTCCGTGATGGCTTCGGTGCATGGCGAAGTGCTTCCGTATGGGGAGCCTGAAGCCTATGAGGGTTCTTACGTAGAAGACCCGGAAATGCCGCTTTACATACAGTTTCTGGAAGCCGACTTCACGGTGAAGGAAGGTCACATCCCCTGCATGCAACTCAAGGGGAACAGGCTTTTCGGAGAGACGGAGTACATAAGGGATTCGGGCGGGCTGCAGCCCCTGTGCCTCACGTCGGTGGACTTGGAAATGCTTTTCGAACAGTACGACGTGCATGACGTGCGCTACGTGAGGGGCTACAAGTTCAAGGGTTCCACGCTGCTTTTCAAGGACTACGTGAGGGAGTGGACGGAGGTCAAGCAGAGGGCGACGGTAGAGGGAAACCCTGGAATGCGAACCATTGCGAAGCTTCAACTCAACTCCCTTTACGGAAAGATGGCGACCAATCCGGTCAAGCAGTCCCGCATGCCGTATCTGGACGAAGGGGTGGTGAAGTACGCGCTGCTGGACGAGGAACGAAAAGAGGCCGTCTACCTTCCCGTCGGTGCGTTCATAACCGCGTATGCCCGAGCCTTCACGGTGCGTGCCGCGCAGGCCAACTACGACCGGTGGCTGTATTCCGACACGGACTCCAACTACTTCGTCGGAGCCGATATGCCGAAAGGGCTGGAAGTGGACGACGTGGAACTTGGGATGTGGAAGCTTGAGCACCGGTTCGACAGGTTCAAGGCGCTGCGCGCCAAGTCCTACTGCTTCGAGGAAGGCGGGGCGCTGACCGTCCATTGCGCCGGGATGCCGTCGCGTTGCCATTCCGGCGTGACCATGGAGAATTTCGCGTTCGGGTCGAGTTTCGCGGGAAAGCTTCGCCCCAAGGACGTGAAAGGTGGTACAATACTCGTGGAGGACGTTTTCACGATTCACGAATAGGAGGATGCAGATGGCGAGCAGGTACGAACCGTCGTTGCGCGAACTGGCTATGGAGCCGGACGAGGAACGCCGCCTCGAAATGGCCGCCGAGATAGACCGCGACGCCGCGGATTTGGACGAAAGGTGGGACAACCGGGACGCATATGCGGGCCTCGAGGCCGAGCGCGACCGTCTTGCGGCGGAGCGCGACGACGCGATTGCCGACCGCGATTCCTGGAAGGAGCGCTACGCGGACAGGTTCTTCGATTCCGGCGAGGGAATCACCGACCGCCAGGACGTCATCGACCGCCACGCGGCGGACGTTCGGAAGGAATCCCGCCCGCGAGGCTTCGCGGCGCTGTGGGACGACAGAATCAACTAAAGGAGGACACACATGCCTACCAAGACAAGCACCGTGCCGGCGAAAACGAAGATCGACCCGGTGGCGGTGACCACCGCGCTGATGGAGGAAACCCCGGAACTGGCACAACCGCTTCTTGCACGCGGAGTGATCGAGAAGGCCGGGGACGGGACCATCAGCATTTCGGGAACCACCGAGACCATTCACAAGATCGGGGACTACATCCTCAACTACACGCCTGCCGCGAACGCGTACCTGGACGCGCTCGTCAACCGTATCGGGTTCGTCATCATCTCGTCCAAGATGTACACCAATCCGTGGTCGGCGTTCAAGAAGGGCCGGCTCGAGTTCGGCGAGACGGTGGAAGAGATCTTCGTGAACCTGGCGCGTCCGTACCAGTTCAGCCCTTCCAAGGCCGAACAGGACGTGTTCAAGCGCACCATCCCGGACGTGCGCGCGGCGTTCCACACGATGAACTTCCAGAAGTACTACCCCATCACCATCACCGACGACCAGCTTCGTCAGGCGTTCCTGTCCTGGCAGGGAATCTCAGACCTCATCGCCGCGATCGTGGACAGCGTGTACACCTCGGCCCAGACCGACGAGTACCTGGTCATGAAGTACATGCTGGCGCGTGCCATTCTCAACGGGTACGTCCAGTCGGTGCCCATTCCCAGCGCCACCAAGGAGAACGCCGTTGACGTGGCCACGGTTTTCCGCCAGACGGCGCGGCTCTTGGAGTTCCAGAGCAACAAGTACACCATGTCCGGCGTGACCACGCACACGAACATCGAAGACCAGTACATCATCGTAACCGCATCGTTCGAGGCCGTTATGGACCTGAACGTCCTGGCAAGGGCGTACAATCTGGATTACGCGCAGTTCATCGGGCGCGTGGTTGCCGTGGATTCCTTCGTGGACATGGATTGGCAGCGCTTGCAAGACCTGTTCACCGACGAGAACGGCGTCACCGACCCGTCGTTTGCCCCCTGGACGGAAGACGAGGTGGCGGTTCTTCAAGGCGTCCCGGCCATCACCACGTCCCGCGACTTCTGGCAGGTTTGGGACAACTTCGAGAAGATGACGGAGAACTACAACGGCAAGGGCCTGTACTGGAACTACAACTACCATGTGTGGAAGACGTTCTCCATCAGCCCGTTCAACCAGGCCGTCGCGTTTTCCGACGTGGCTTCGTCCATCACCGCCGTCGCCGTCTCGCCAAAGGCTGCGACCCTTCCCAGAGGGGCAGACCTGGCCATCGAGGCGACCGTGACGGGAACCGGCGTGATCAACAAGGGCGTTCAGTGGACGCTTGCAGGAAACGCCTCTTCCGGCTCCTATGTCTCCGACGCCGGCAAGGTTCACGTCGCCAAGGACGAGACGGCCACGACGCTTACCGTGACTGCAACGAGCATTGCGGACGCCACGAAGTCGGCTTCCGCCACCATCACCGTGTCCGAATAGTCTGAGAGCGAGGGACTGTTCCAAGTCCCTCGCATCCGGGAGGCCTTCATGCCGTTTCAACCGTCAACCAACGTCTACATAGGCACTGTTCCTTTCGACCCGTCGTACAGGCATGTGAGGTACTTCTTCGACAGGGAAGCCCAACAGCAGTATTTCGCCGCCCTCTGCCCCATGTCGCTGAGGAGAGAGGACTACACGTACCAGCGGGTCGACGATTCCATAGTGGTGCCGTTCAATGCCGAGACCTTGTACGGGTACAATTACTGCATGTTCAAGAACGAGAACTACGGGGAAAGGTGGTTCTACTCCTTCATAACGGACGTCGAATACGTGAATCCAAACTCGTCAAGGCTGCACCTTTCCCTTGACATCATGCAGACGTGGTTTCCCGACTGCACCGTGAAAGCGTGCATGGTGGAAAGGGAGCATGTGGACGATGACACTATAGGGATGCATATCAAGGACGAAGGGTTGGACCCGGGGGAACTCATCGTTGATTATTATTCTTTCGACAATCAGAACAGGTTCCTCTATACCGTGGTGGCCTCTGCAGTGGAGCCGTTGAAGGATGGAACCTACGTGAACGTCGGGGGAGACAAGTACATGGGTGTATACTCTGGTTGCTCTTTGTCGGTGTTCACCACCATTTCTGAACTCAAGTCGTACATCGACGCGCTTTCTTCCAACGGCCAGCAGGACGCTATAAGCGCGATATACCTTGTGCCTGACTTCTGCGTGCAGAACAAAGTCAAGAAGGACAATGGGTGGGGGTACTGGGTGGATGCCTCGGCAGAAACTCCTACGGAGGACTATAGCCTGAACGTGGGGATGGGGTCGCTTGACGGTTACGTGCCGAAGAACAACAAAACCCTTTGTTACCCCAATCAGTATTTCGAGGTGACCAATTTCAGCGGAGGGAACCAGAAGTTCCGTTTGGAGTTCTTCGGAACCAAGGGAATTGCATCGTTCGACAAGACCGGAGGATGCTCTATGTCATCGACGTTGGCGTACATTCCCAAGAACTACAACGGAAATGCTGGAAGGTCTGTGGAACATGCTGTTTACATGGAGGCGTTTCCTACATGCATGTGGGTGTACCAGGCATGGGCGAACATGTACGGACAATCACAGGTAGACCTGTTCGGTTTGAAGTTCAACTCGCAGACCGACTTGCCATTCATGAACAATGCCATGAACGGTGCGCAGAGGCTTGTGGGATCGGCAACCAGACTGGATTTGCTTGGAATGGCGAACGATGCAGTTGACACCGTACAAGATCAGGTGAACGCCTTTGCATCCCTTTCAAAAGCCACCCGCACGCCAAACACGTCCAGGGGAGGGATGAACTCCACTACTTCGCTGGTGAACCTGGGAAGTTACACGGTGGGGTTCAGGAAGTACACGTGCCGTCGTGAAATGGCGAAGCAGATAGACGACTACTACAGCATGTATGGTTATCTGGTTTCGGAAATAAAGGTTCCCAACGTCGTGGGCCGCAGGTCTTGGAACTACGTGAAGACGAACGGGGCATCCGTTGTCGGCAAGGTTCCAGCCGGAACGCTGGCTCAGATAAACCGCCTGTTCGACCGAGGCCTTACCTTCTGGCACGTGAACGACGTGGGCAACTACGCGCTTGACAATTCGATAGTCTGATGGAGGACATGAAATGCTTACCCCTGGAATGTACGAGGGATTCAGGCTTCCCGACGGAAGGGTGCCGAAGAAAGTCGCTGGAAACGCCGTCCAGCGTGAGAACGACTGGCTCAACGACGAGACGTATTTGTCCTACATGTGGCGTCTGTACGACCTGGCCGTTTCCGTGTTCGAGTGGAAGAACCTCCCGAAGGGCGTAAACGAGAGGATGGTGGAGAGGTGGCTTTTGGCGAACGGCATGTGCCTGTTCGTGTACGACGAGGCCATCAAGGAAGACCCCGAACAGCGCTCGCCGGAGGGCTATGCCATGCTGCGAATGGTGATGGCAGGCCCCTTTGACATCTACAACATTCCCAAGGAGCGTTGGGCGTACACGGCAGACCCCAGCCATGCAACGATGAGGTTCGACATAACCAATTCGGTGATCTGCTTCAACGACAACATAGGCACGCCGACCTTCCTTCAACTCGACCTGTATGCCAAGATGCTTTGGCAGTGCGAGCGCAGCGTGTACACCAACATAGCCCAGCAGAAGACGCCTCGCATCGTGAAATGCACCGAGAAGCAGCGCCTGTCCCTGCAGAACCTTTTCGCCCAGGTGGACGGGTTCATGCCGGTGTGCTGGGCAGACAAGGACTTGGACTTGACCGGGGTGGAGGTACTGAACACCGTTTCGCCCTACGTGGCCGACAAGATACAGGTTGTCAAGCACCAGATCTGGAACGAGGCGCTCACGTACCTGGGCATCGAGAACACCAACACGGACAAGAAGGAACGCATGGTGTCCCCCGAGGTCATGGGCAACATGGGCGACGTGGAAGCCCAGAGGTTCACTCGCCTGAACAGCAGGAAACAGTTCTGCAAGGAAGTTAACGAGATGTTCGGGCTGGAAATCGACTGCGACTTCCGAAGCGGCATGTACATCAGGACCGACAAGGAAGGTACGGTTCCCGTTGGAGGAATGGAGAGCGGGACGGTTGACAAGGGAGGGAACACAGGGTATGGTGGAGGCAATCTCTGGCAGGCGCTCAAGGCGGCATTGAAGGGTGGAAGATGAGCAGGTACACGACACAGCTTAGATGGGTGGTGGAACAGGCCCTTGACGACATCGGTGCTCCGCACGAGGAATCCATGTGGGAGCGCGTGTATTCGGAAGTGGGGCTTGCAGACTATCCGATATTCGAAGAAGCCCACAGAAAGATTCTGAACGACAAGATCATACGGCACTACTACACGCGCGAGATAGGTGCCGAGACGGTTGCGAGATGGCGCATGTTCGTGAGAGACGCCATGCATCTGATAATGCCGTATTACAATCAGCTTTACGAATCCGAATTGCTTGCGCTTGGAATGGAGCCTTTGGGCGACCGCAACCTGTCCCAAGTAGAACATGCGTGGGGGACGGCCGAGAACATGGGTTCTGGAACCACGGAATCGTCAACCGACACGCAGAACGTCTACCAGGACACGCCGGCAAGCCAGATGATACCGGAGCAGGTGAAGAGCCTGGAATACGCCACGAACGCGACGTTCGACACGGAAACGGCCAGCGGCAAGGCGTCCAACGAAAGCACGGGAAGCTACGACAACATGGTTCAGAGGGAGGAGACGGGATATTCCCGCCCGCAGTCCGAACTTCTGAAGCTGTACCGCGAGACGTTCCTCAACATCGACAACGACGTGGTGCATGACCGTGAACTGGCCCAATGCTTCATGACAATATGGTGAAAGGAGGGAACATGGCGACGGACGTAAGGATACCGCCTTTGAGGTTCTTCACGCAAAGGGTGCTTCCTGCGGTGTACACCGACGAACTGTCTTACTACGAAGTCCTGGCGAAGGTCGTAGACAAGCTGAACGAACTCATAGACGTGGTTGGCGACAGCGCCACCATCGAGCAGATTCAGCAGGTCATAAAGGACATAGAGAAGGAACTGTCGGCGTTGTACGTGTACGTTGACAAGGAAGTGCAGGGAGCCAAGGACTATTCGGACGGTCAGAACGATATCCTGGAAAAGTACCTCGAATCCCTGATACTGGATGCGACCGTGGGAAAGGTGTTGGTGCAGTCCCAGACAGGGGGCGGAATATGCCCGCTGCAGGAGGAACTGGACAGACAATACGACTTCTTGAGGTATTATGCCTACAATGCGGGCAAGATGGATTCGTTCGAGAAGCCCGCGCAGGAAATCGACGGATACGATGCGACCGCTTACAAGTTCGACCTTTACAACGCGACGCTGCTTGACGGCAACACGGATTTGCCCGTGCAGGACGGAAACTAGGAGGAAAGAATGAGCGCTACCGAACAAACGCCTTTTTTGAAGCTGCCGCAATTCGTTGCGACGGACAAGCCAACATGGCTTGGGGACTTCAACGGCGCAATGTCCAAGATCGACACGGGCGTTGCGTCCAACAACAACAAAATAACGGAACAGACGGGACAGATCGCTGCCGTCCAGAAAATGGCGGAGAATGCAATTGCTACGGCCAACACGGCGAGTTCCGTAGCTGAAAGCGCCAAGCAAGATGCAGCAGCCGCGTCATCCGCAGCATCGAACGCCCAGACAGACGCAAATCAGGCGCTTTCAAAGGCAAATTCGTTGGAAAGCCGGTTCGAACTGGTGAAGTTCGGGCAGGTAACACAGACGCTGATGACGCCATCCGATGGGATGACTATTGGGAATTCATTGATCAGTTACGCCCTTAATCAGGACGGGACATACGGCAAGGTATACGGGCGCATACAGGTGACCACGCAGACCGGCGCCAGCGGGCAGCGCGTGACGTTGAAAGCGGGCAGCATACCGTTCAAGAAACCGTCTTCGACCGTGAAGGTGACGTTCGTGGGCATCACGTCATGCTCGCGTGTTGGGCAGAACGACATAGAACGCATAAACATTGCTGACATGTGGCTGGAACCCGATGGTTCGTGTAGCTTCTCTTCCATGTCCACACCGTGGACCGATGAAGAAGTCAAAATAGACATACTTGCCATTCCTATCTATTTTAAGGACTTCGGAGACGTGGGGGTGGAGGAACTGGCTTCATTGATGAACGCACCGGAAGAGAAGTTTCTCGAGGCTGTTAGAAGCGTGTAATGGCCATGGCGGAAGTTCCAGACAGAGGAAACCCCAATTTCTTCACGCTTTTCAACGGAAGCCACGTGGCGGAACTGGTCGGTTCCGCCTCCACCTCGAACGTCTTCATGCTCACTTCGATGAACGCCGTGCAGTTCCTCGGGGACTGCACGGCGGGAGCAGATGGCAGGATGTGGGTTCTTCCAGAGGAATGCAGGCCGAAGAACCCCGTCCGCTTCATGTGCCCGATCGAGCCGACGGGAGACGTGCCCGGTGCGTCCTACGAGGTCGTGGTGGACGTGACGGCTGAAAGCAAGGCGGTGGAGGTCGTCACGGGAATCGCAACGGAGACTTCCAAGGCGTTGACGGAGGCCACGCTGGCCACGGAAACGTCCAAGGCGTTGACGCAGGCCACGCTGTCCACGGAAACGGCGAATGTGGTCGATGGCGTTGAGATGGCAACCAATCAGGTGGGGAACCTCGTTTCCAGCCCGTCACCCATGGTGGGGGCAGGGCTGACGGCCGGACTGTACGACGACCTGGTTGGAGCGTCAGCCCTTTCGTCGGCGACGATGACGCAGACGAAAGTGGAAGTGCTTTCAGGCGTCGCCCTGCAGACGGCGGAAGGGGAAGTGCTTTCAGGCGCCGGCCTGCAGACGGAGGAAGGGGACTTCCTGGTTTCTGCGACGGCGGTGTCCGGAAGCATCGAGGTGACGGGCATGCCGAACGCGAAGAAGGCGACCATAAAGGTTCCCGACACGCCGGGTTCGACGTTCGCCGTCGTGACGGTGATGCCTGACGGGACGATATCCGGAGAGCCTGGGGTGCTGCACTACACGAACGGGCACATGTTCAACATATCCGACAACTGGTATTTGGAGGGATAGAATGGAATTGGTGGATGGAACTCAACTGTGGGCCATGGGGTTGTCGTGCGTCTTCATGTTGCTGGACATCGTGTCGGGCTTCGTGGGCGCGTTGAAGAACCGGTGCGTCAACTCTTCCAAGATGAGGGACGGCATATTCAACAAGGCCGCGCTCTTGATCGTGGTTTTCGTGGCATGGCTCGTAGAGTTCACGGTCAGGCATGTGCCGGGTCTTGGCTTCGACATGCCGCTTCTGATTCCCGTCTGCGTCATCGTCATACTGATGGAGGTCGCAAGCGTCATGGAGAACGTGGCGAAGATAAGCCCGGCGCTTGCTGGCAGCAGGCTTTTGAAGTTCTTCGATTCGGAAAGGGAGGATTGAGGCATGGAAAGACCGAACGACCTGCCAAACCCGGAAAACTCGGTTTCTTTCGAAGACGTTGCGGAAGTGGTATCGAAATGGACCGGTATCCCGGTACGCAAGATGTTGGCTTCTGACCGCGAAAAACTGCTGCATCTGGAAGAGGAACTGCATAAGCGCGTCGTAGGCCAGAACGAGGCCATAACGGCCGTATCGGACGCCGCGCGGCGCAGCCGCGCGGGGCTTCAGGGCCCCCAGCC